GATTCAAGTGTGACTGGAGTTCAGACGTGTGCTCTTCCGATCTGTGTGTGGTGGTGCGGCGTAGGTTTTTTTCCATGATTGTTTGTAGCTGTGTCGTAATGGTTTGTTTGTTTTGTTAGCGTGTGTTGGTTTGTTTGTCAGGCCGTTTGGGTGTGTTTGTTTTGTGTGTGGTTGTTGTGGTTTGGTTGTTGTGGTTTGTGTTTGGGTGTGTTGTTGTTTTGTTTGTGGTATAGTGTAACTATCAACTTCAAGGGAAGGAATTGATATGTGGCATTTTGTTATCACCGCAGATGGTTTTCAGGTGTTTGAGGTTTTGCCCGATTGCGTTAAGACTAGTGGTGTGTTTTGCGCGATGTCATTGAAAGAGTCGTTGGATGGCGTTTTGTCTCATGTCCGTCATGCGTATTCCGGTATAGATGTGGGCGTGGAGATTGATAATGCCACGTTCGATATGCATGGTAATATGGTCGGTATGGTCAGAGTGGTGATGTTGTAATGGTTGGCATGATTGTTGCCGTCTGTATTCTTTCCGTGCTGTTTCTTATGATGACTGTTATGGTGTTTTGTGAACTGCCGCGCAATGCACGTTACGTGTTTTGTTTTTTGATTATGCTTGCTGTGGGCGTGTCCATTGTGTTTGGTTTGGTTGTGTGTGGTGGTGGTGTCGGGTTGATAGGCTTGATGTTGAGTAGGTGATACAAGTAAGCCCCGATTTTATCGGGGCTTATTTCATCGCTGTGTGGTTAGTGTGATTTTCATGTCTTTTAGAGCGTCTGCCACGGCTTTTTGCACTGTCGCGTTTATTTGCTGTGGGTCGCCACCCTGTTGTTTCACTAATGCCGTCAATGCCGCATTTTGTGCTGTTAGAGTGGTTTGAAGGTTTTGCACCTCTCCTCTTAGATATTGTATCGTGTTGTATTGGCCTGTTTGGTAATTGAACATGTTTTGTCCGCCGCCGTATGTGTAGCCCCATACTTTTGCGGCGATTTGGTTCATTTCGGAATCTGTTACCATTTCGTTATCTCCTGTGTAGTGTAGGTAGTAGTCCCAAGGGTAATTGTAATATCCTCTGATATTTGTTTCATTGCCTGTTTGGTCGCCGCCTATTCCGTTTGCTGTTCCGTTTTCTGAAATGCTTGCTTGGGCTATTTGCCCGTTGCCGATGTAGACGCAAGTGTGATGCGCTACATTTAGCATGATGTCGCCGTATTGTGGCCGTCCGTTGTTGGGTGTGATTATCCAGCCGCGTGAGGTGAGATTAGATGTCATGTTTCCCGTGTAGGTTGCTTGACCTGTATCGAATCCCGCCTCGTTCAGGCAATGTATAACAAGGGACGAACAGTCGCAATTTCCGCCGTCCCTGAAGTCCCATCTGTCGTTTTGGCTGTAACCAAGTGAAACGTCACGACACCAATAAATCATGCGATTAACAAAAGTGTCAAGACTTGCCATTATATCACACTTTATCAGAAGGCGCAAGCGGCGGCAATTGCTGTGTTACGCTTTCTTCGCTTGATTTTGAATTGTCAGCGTGCTTTGCCCGTGCTGACTGTTTGGTGAATGAAGAAGTGGTAAGTTTGTCGATAAAATCCGTGTTGTTTTGGAACACCGAAAGAACGCCACTTGTGCCTAGTTCCGGAAATATGATTCCAAGATTTTCGACAATAGACGTAAGTTCCATCGCGATGATTGCAAGACTTACCAAGAATAGAAATTGAACATAATCGCCCAATTGAACTACCTTATGCAATTCCGCCCAATCAAGCAAAGCGCCAGTGCAAAGACACACAAACTCGGCAAGCTTGTGAGTCAAGCCCACGCGCATTTTTCCCGAGCTTAACGTTTTTGAACCCCATGCGCCAATCACGCCCGTAATCACGTCCAATGAGATGAACCCAAGCGCAACAAGCGCGGCGTATTCGTCAACCGTCATTTCAAGCCTACTTTCCTATTATTTGTCCTATGACCATGCTAAAATCGGCCTTTGACTGTTTGTTGTCAAATCTTAATTTACCTGTACGGTATCCGTCCGTAAGATTGCGTATGATATTGTCCGTTTTTTTGACGTACACAATGTTCGGCGTGACACCGCGATAATCCAATGTGAAATGCTTTTCGGCATTTGCTTTGATTGTCCTTGATATGTAGTATGTCCGTTTGGTGAAGTCGGAATTATAGCCAACCCAAACACCAAAACTTCCATACGTTTCAGTATCCAAGGTATAGCCATAATGTGCGTTTGACGGTATGCGGTTAATGAGTTCCGGCGAATCGTCAAGAAACCTGTTGTCTATTGCGTATTCGGCGTAATCCGAATCGTGCGCCAAAAGGAATTTGCCGAAACGTGATTGCGACACTTTAGCGCTGAATCCCCCGTAGTCGGCAAACTCGATACAGATAAACCCGCCGCAATACCGCCCGAACTGTTCGCCGTCTGATTGCTGTTTGGAAGTGTCTATCTTGAATTTACTGAAATACGGGTTTGCCTGTATTACAGCGTTGCTTAGGAACAATACGCGAGTTCTATCGCTCCATCTGTCTACAGTGTTGTAGAATTCCTCAAACTGTGTAACCTCATTGCGAAGAAACGTAAGATTGTCGGGGAAAACCTCATCGTAGATAATCCAATAAACGTTAGGGTACGGAACCGATTTAACGCCGCCCGCCTGTGATAATGCCGCAAAGAATCCGCAAGTTTTCCAGCCTTTTTTATCGTCGTCCCCATCTCGCAGTATTTGAGCCAAATTGCCGTTGACTCTGAATGTGAATCCCTTGAAAAATGGTTCTATGTCAGCGAAGAACGAATCCTTGGACTTCTTAATATCCTCCCAAGACCTTCTGAGATATATGAATTGGTGTCCGTTTTTAATGAAGTCTCTCACGCAATGACGCTTTGCATCAAAGGTCTTACCCAACCCTCTAGCGCCGATAATGAAATTCCAAGCCGAGTTAAGTGTTAGAATCCTGTGTAGAGAATAATAGTCCGCTTCCTTAATTTCCGACATATCTTCTCACCTCCCACATAGTCGCTACATTCATTTCGTCTGTAATGCCGTCCATTTGTTTCGGCCCATTATCCGGCCCGCCGTGAGAATAAACGGCGGATTGTCCATCGTTTATGAAACCGCATACATGGTCATAATTTGGATTACGCGATTTCCAAGCAAGAAGAAGCAAATCTCCTGATTTTACTTTTGCGACCGCCTGTTGTGGTGAATCCGTATCGGAAAACGCTATGCGCTTCCCCTTTTTCGCCATATCGCCCGTCCAATTACCAACATCAATGCCCAACGTATCCTGATAAGCACGCCACCATAAGCCCGAACAATCAGTGTAACCCGACGAATCGGGGTCAAGCCGTCCGCTACCCTGACCGTACGCAAATTTGCCCATACGCTGTGATACCCATTTCACCGCTTCGTTCGCGTTTCCGTTTGGATTTGTCGGCGTTCCTGTTTGCCCGCCGTCTATCGGTATTCCTCCATCGCCGCTCTGAAACCAATTCTGAGCCGTGCTTTTCTTGAATTGTATCGTAGCGCCTCCCGAGTGCAAATAAAGACAGTCCCCTTGTAGGCTAATCCAAGCCTTGTTCGCGGGGGTTGGCTGAATCGGCGTGGGATTGCCGCCCGCCGATGGGTCGCCGGATTGCCCAAAATCGGGCGGCGCTGATTGCCCGTCCCAATTCTTCAACAAATTGTAAACGGTGTTATACCTGTTGCGATACTTTCCAAGTATTCCATCGTTGAGACATGTCGTATACAATAGGTCAAGCGAGGCTGTTGCCGAACAAGAACGTAATACATTGAACGCCCGTTGCGGGCTTTGATGGTACATCGACATGAAGAAAATACGTTCGCGTATGTTCCCGCTTGGGAACCCTTGAGCGTCGCAAACCTGAGAATAATTGGTGTAATCCGTTTCCCATTGCGCTTGTTGGAATTGATGGTTTTCCTTGCGTTGCGCCCATGATACCCATGCGTTCCCCTCTTCCTGTGTCACATATCTAGAAGGAAAATCCACGCTGTTGTTTTCAACCTGTTGCGCCAATGTAGGTGCGGCTGATTTGAACGCGGCATATCCGCTTGGGTCGGATTGAGCGCCCAAGCGGATTAAATCGGCCGCACGATTGCCATACCATTGCATCATGCCAAGCGTGATAGGGTCATTGTAATTCACCGAAGCCCAATTGCAATTGGATTCAACGGTTCCTATCACGTACATGGCATACATGCTTTGATTTGACATAATATCAACCTTTTATTCTACCACGGCATAGCGAGATTGAAAGCGGAATTAGCCCCCGCGTTTCCCGGCTGTCCGGCGATAAGCCTTCCGTTCCCATCAAAAGTATCACCACCGATAAGCGCCATGAATCCTTGCGTACCCGAGTTGCTGAGACCTACGCCCCATGCACGTTGTCCGCCATACGTCATATCCTCGTTGACTCGCGCCCATTCGGGAATTCCCGAAAACTTTCGTTGGTCAACCGAAGCCGAATCGGCCGCCATGAAATTGTAGAAGATTGTACCGCCCGTTGCTGTGATGGAAAGCTGAGCCACACCGCCATTGCTCTTATACCAAGATTCCGTGCGTCCCGAATAGCTTCCGTTAATAGCGCTCGCCATGTACGACGCTATCACCATCGCGCCTTGCTCGTTCGGGTGAATGTCGCCGTTCGGGAAATTGGCGGAATTGCCGAGGTTCCAAGTCCAAGCCCAGTTGACACCTTCCGCGCCCGCCTGCGCCGCTCCCGCAAGCACTCCCGCCGCTTTTTCCCTGTCGCATGCTTTTGTTGGCGTTTTGTCATACAGCATTGGAACCATGATGATACGCGCGTTCGGGAAATAATTCCGCGCGGCACCTACAAGTGATACTGTAAGAGATTTTGCCAAATCGGAATCCATGATATCGTTTCGACCGCCCGCAACCAATACGATGCCTACGCGGTTGTTGTCAAACGAAGAACCAGCCTGTGCGCGTTCGATTTGGTCAATGAACTTGTTACCAGAGACATTGAACCCAGCACCCGACACACCGAAATTCTTCAATGTCCAGCCGTGAAGCAACTGAATGAGCTTGTTAGGCCACTTGTTCGCCGCCGTTCCGTCGGAATACGAATCGCCGCAAGTCACGATGATGTTGTTCTGAATGTTCTCGGGGATTACCGGAATTTCGGTTTTCAGCGCATATTTAGCGTCAGATTCATTTTTCGGATATGCGACACCCACGTTTTCCTTGGTTGCCAATCCGGTTGAAAGTTCGGACTTCGTGCTATACTTAGCGTCCGAATCCGATTTCGAGTATGCTACCCCCTTATCTTCCTTGCCTGTTTGAAGTGCCGTGATAGCGGACTTGTTGTCGGAAATTTCCGTTTCGGTCGTATCGACACGCTTGGACAAATCCAAGACGTTTCGCGCGTTGGTGTCGGCCTTGGTATTCATATCTCTCAAAGCCGTATCGATTTTCACGTTGTCGCCGTTGACGTCTCCCCGCCATGACGGCTTGTCCGTGTCGGTGAATTGTGATAGACTGAAATTAGGTGTTTTGTTTGTGCTTGACATTTTAGTTCTCCTTGAATCTTACGAATCCGTTTGCATCTACATACAGATTATCAATCTGCTGTGCCGTCAATCCTGTTGTTGGCGGTACTGTAGTATCTTTAATCATGACGGTTTTAGCAAAATCGTCAATCTTCTTGTTATCGGCGTTAACGTCAGTCAGAAAACTCGGCCTGTCTGTCGGCTGATATTGCGACAACCCGAGTTTTTCCGTCTTTTCTGTACTTGCCATTTCCTCTCACTTTCCTTCAAATGATTGTGCTTGTGGATTCAATTTCATAAAACTGTTTTCGACTTCCTGTCTCGTTGGATAGGGATTTACGGGTTCTGTTGTCTGAGGTGGGTTGAGACTAACGCAAAAATCCGGTCTACCTTTATATGTGCCATTGAGTGGGTTGAGTCGCGTACTTGCCGCCAAATCGTATTGACGTGCCGTAATTCCGCAAGTGTCATATTCCGCCGCCGTCAATTGCATTTCATCGTAATCGGGCGCAAAGATTCCGTAATACCTGAGATTGTCGTACATGTCGCCCAGAACATTCGACACCGAATCGTAATTGCCGCGAACCGGCGAGAGGGCAACGCCCGAGATTTGCGTGTCCTTAATCATGGCGATAAGTTGATTGTACATGTCAAACAATCTGTCATTCAGTTGTTTGGCAAGTTCCTCTAGCTGATTTATCAGATTGTCCTGTAGGTTATCGGTGTTCTCGGAAAGCTCGTTTATATTCTCGTTAAGCTTATTGAGATAATTCTGAAACTGCTGTATTTTCTGTAGTAAAGTTGTAGTATCACGGAAAACATACGGCTGAGAGGTGGTGAACACCTCACGCGGCATGTCCGCGATAATCGGCGGAATCGTACCGCCCACTAGTGATGCCATTTTAAAACCTCCATATATTAGGATAGTATACACCCAATTGGGGACTATGCATATTGTCGCCGCCACCCCAAACACCCATGAAACATTTGTCCAATGAATCAATCACCATGTTGTCGATGTTAATCATTGTGTCTCGATACTGTTGCAAGAGTTGTGACGGCGACATTCCGCTATAACCTTGCGTATGCGCCGTGGCCTTGCCGGTATTGTTGGAATGTGAAAAATCGGTAGCGCTGTTCGCTGTAGAATCGCTAGAGCTTTCCGACGTCGCGTGTGACGTGCCGGTTACGTCGGAATCGGTTACATTGCTTGATGTCGCATAGTTTCTGTAATCGCCTTCCGTCGCCGTTTGGGGCAATTCATTGTTCACGCTTTGCGCTTTGGTGTGGTTGTCTGATTGCGAGTCGCTTTTGCCTTTTGATTCATTGTGCTGTGTAGAACTTGACTTCGAGCTTGATTGTGATACATCATTACTGTTGCTTTCATTGTCCATTAGAGTAGTCGAAAGCCAGTCTATTTTTTCTGCTTGCGATTTGTAAAGCTGATTGAAATAGTCCATTCCCTCGCACATGTTCCGTCCGAGATAAAACACGAACTGCTCAACCGTCTCACTTCCGATTTCACGCAATGCGTAGTGTTGCACAATCTTTCGATTGAGCTTAGCCCTATAGGATTCATCGAAGATAGGATAATGAGCGGAATCGAGGTGAAGTTTCTCGGGCGTATTATAGCCCATTGCTATGACATTTCCAAGAGTAAGCGTGAATTCAGCCGCTCCACCGTCTTGCGCGAATTCGTCAAACGTCTGTTCACTCATTGTTGTTGCCTCCTGTTACGTCGAACATGCCGCCCGTCACAACGTTCGACCAATCCACGCCAATCGTTGTGCCGAAAAGACTGTTTATAGTGTCGCAAGCCTGTTGTCTTGATTTGAGAAAACTGAGTCTGAAAACGTCGGTTGTCTCGCTTCCGGCTTGTACTTCATCGGTAATTAGACGTTCTTTCTTCTCGTTGTTTGCGTTCTCAATTCCCAGAAATTTAACACACTCGTTCCAAATCTGCGCTTTGGCCTGTAGTATCTTGTCAAGATTTGACTGTGAATTATTCGGGAAAACGCGAACATCATTCATGATTTCCGTTCCATCGGTCGTAAGGATAACCGGTATTCCCTCCTCTCGTTGACGGAACATGTTTTCAACGGTAAGCCTTTGTTCCTCGGTACATGCTATGATAAGAGGAACGGACATGTTTTCAAGACTAATATCCAACGCCCTGTCAAGCAACGCCAAGCGTTGTGCGTAGATGAACATCACGTCGAGCATTGGCGCTCGAAGCTGATTGTCCCAAATCGGCACGCACTCTTTGCTGTCAAGGGTCTTGTACCAATAATTGTTTCCTTGCGGCGTGAATTGTGTCGGCTCTAGGTACGTGTTTATCGAGCCGGAATAATTAGCCCAAGTCGCCATGTACCTGTGCAATGATTTGTCGATGAAGAACACCACTAGACCACGCTCAAATAATGTAAGCTCTATAAACCGCTCGGGGATTCCCTCGGGTAGTCCAGTCCACTTGAATCGTGATACAGCCAACATCTCTATGAGTTTTTCGTACATCGAAACACGTGCTGATTGTTGGTATTGCCCTGTGTTCATCGCAAATCTTGTATGGTTGGTCGGCAACATATCGGCGTAACGCCGTGCGTCACGTTCCCTTTTATATCTTTTGCTAGTCATTTTGTCGCGTCCTCCTGTTAGAATGAAATGTTGTTCATTGGTTCATTGTCGCCATAGTCTGTTTGTCCGATATATTCAGGCTTAGCCCATACCGTTACACCCTTCTCGAAAATTCCCTTTATTGTGAGACGGTATTCTTCTGGGCATGTCGATGATTTGATGTACAATTCGTGCATCTTCCAAAACGTGAATTTTGTCATGCACATAAGCTCTTGCGGCGGTGTCATGAATCGTTGTACGTAATAACCGTATCGCAACCAATATTCGCCAATCATTTGCATGGCATACGGTTGCAACTGCCGGAACCGAACAAGCAAACCAAAATTGCCGTTCGATACGTTGAAAGCGTCACCACCCATAGCTCCCGAATTGCTCGGCTGAGTAAGAGCCATGTCCTGAATCTTCGCATTGATTCCGGCTATGGTGTTCGCATAGTCGCCGCTTGCCACCGCATTTGCCAAATTCCTGTTCATGTCAGCGAAGTCCATAGTCTGACTATTGGACAAGTTCGTTGTTTGTGTTCCGTAGCTGTTCGCCTGTGACGTTTGCGCGGCATTTGTTGCCAATGTATTCTGTAGGTTCGCCTGACGTGCCGCCGTATCGTTAGCGTAGTTGGCTCCCTGTTGCGCCACATTGATTCCGGTTCCCACGATTGCGCCGATTGCCCCAGCGCCATTTCCGGTTGCGACGTTTCCAGCGACACCGACAACACCGTTTGCCGCCGTTCCAATCATGTTTATCGCGGCGGCGTTCTGAGCCTGTTGCTGTGCAATGTCGGTTGAATTTGTCAGACTGTTCGCTGTTATGCTGTTCATGGCGTTTCGGTTTCCGATTGCCAACTTGTTGCCTTGCGTAGCATACTGTGTTGACAATTGGGCTTGCGCGTATGCGTTGTTCGCTCCCATCTGTGTTTTGGCTTGCGACCAACTCGCGTTGCTGTACTGCCAATTCAGGCTATGCGCCTGACTTGCAATCACGGCAAGAGCGTTGTTGTTGACGATGGTGAATTGCGGCAAATTGTCTATACCGCAAGCCGTTGACAAATATTCGCCGCTGTCAATCGGCGCGCCGTTCCCGTAAGCTTCCGTTCCTTGTGTCGGTTTGTCGATTACGTTACCGCCGTTTGAATTATACCCTTTGGGGTAGAATTTCAATCGTGCGTTAGGTTGTGCCATACCATACATTTCGTTGATTGTCAAATCGTCCGAGTCAATCAGTTCGGGTTTCAGCATCAAGGATTGTCCGTTAAGCGATGTCAGTTCAATCGAAGCATAAGGGAAAGTGAGGAACTTTCTTAGATAGCGATACCGTTGCGGTATGTTGAAATACTGTCTGAAATTCCCGATTTTGAGGAATTCGTACACGCGGTTCTTCCATCCGCCGTGCGGGATATAGCCTTTGCTGCCGTGAATGTCCTGAATGTCCCCAAGATACGAAGGGTCAATACGCGGGCAAAGATATATGGACGTGATGCCCTGTGACACCCAAGGCGTGTTAGAAACGCCCACCATGAATTGAGTGAATTCAAGCCACTTGTCGAAATAGACGAATTGGCAACCGTTCGGCAAGGACTCGAAGAAACTTCCTGACGCGGTTTTCAAGTGTGGGTTCCGTTCGTCCCCAGCGTCCGCCGTAAGGTCGGTGTTCGATACTACTATCACTCCGTAGTTCGGCAAGTCCACTCCGCCCTCTGAATCCACTCCCATAAGGGATTTCCATTGTTGATGTGTGATTGCGGTTTCGCTTCCGGTGTCCAGCCCTTCCGATAGGCTGAGATAGGTTTTCCCGTGGTCTTTCCATTGGTTTGTGTTGGCTACTCCCGCATGTCCTCGTTCTACGTAGCACATTCCAAGTTCGATGTCAAATTGGAAAGACTGCCAAACGTCAAGCATGATGTTAGCTTGCGTCACGTTCGCGTTGACATACGTAAGCGATTGCACAAAGTAATACCACACTCGTGGCTCTTCGATTGTCGGGTAGTCGTTGTATACTACAAGATAATTGTATTTTGATGCCTCGTTGAAAGGTATCGGCAAACGTACCGGCAAGCCGAAACGTGACATGCTACCGCCCTTGAATTCCGTGGCGGGTTGTCTTTGGAACCAATTATACTGTTCTGTAGGATTGTCGAATTTCACAATATCTCTATACGACATGTCCCACGTGACATTGCATAGGCGGAACGTCGTGTTGGGCGTCCAAGTCGCCCAACTGAATGAGCTTTCATCTTTCGCCATGACAACCTACTTTCAGATACAAGAATGGCCGGTAGTGTTCCTACCGGCCATTATATCACAACCCCGTTACAGTTCTTGGGTTTCCTTATAACTGGGATTATGCGGCCGAAACCGTCACGTCCTTCTTGCCCTCAACCGTGAATACCGTGGCACTGACGTTCGCCGTCCCCGTCGCAACGCCGGTAATCTTACCATAGTTGTCGATGGTCGCCGTTGCCGGATTGTCCACAGACCATGCCACAAGGTTGGTCACGTCGGGGGTTCGGCCATCGGTCAAAGTGGCGACGGCGTGAAGCTGAGTAGTGCCTCCAACATTGACGGTTGGATTGGCGGGCATGATGTCAAGTTTGGTAACGGCCATCGGCGCGAACCCCAGCAAGCCCTCACCCTTGACGGGTACCGTGAGCGACGCGGACACGACGGAATCAATCTCAGGCGTGGCCGGATTGATATAAGTCGCCTGTGCCGACACTTTCAACTCGTTCAGCGTTTCGTCAAGACCGACAACAAGAACGCCCGTGTTGGTGATATGCGTGAATTGCGACTTGGGTTCGGTTTCAAGCTTGTAGCGGATTCCGCTCGGCTTGAACGTCGGATTGCCTTCAACCTCGATGTCACTGACCACCTGTACGAGGTTTCCGCGCTCGACACCATCGGGCGTGTAGGCGGTTTCGCCGTACTTGGACAAACGCAACTGAAATTCGGGTTTGGTCGCCATAGTTCCTTCGGGCAAGTTGATTTTCTCAAGGCTTCCGTCGCCCGTCCACATTAGAACGGCGGGAACGAACGGGGAAAGGCTCAATGCCTCTTTGTGATGCAAGAACGTGTTCTGTGCGAGATTGACCGGGTTTTGTCCCGACGTGGTGGTTTCGTAAAGGTAGTCCCAGCAGAAGAAGAAGTCACGTGTCGTGATGATGCATTGCACACCCTCATTCAGTCCGAAGTTCTCTTGCGGAATGTCAATGATACGATTGGCGGTTTTCGCATATTCCTCGTTGAAAAGCATGGCGAGGCCGTTCACGTCAATCGCGGCGTGAAGCTCGGGGGACATGAAGAAAATCAAATCCTCTTTCTTTACCACGCTCGGCATGTGGGCGGCGTTGTATTTCGTCCAAGGCTGTAGCGGCAAAGTGTTGATGATTGTCCGCATCTGACGAAGGAACGTCCGCGCCATTTCGGGGGTGGAATTTGCATTACGTACATCGTCCGTATGGATACGCCAGTAACCTCCCATTCTAGCGTATTCCGCGAACAAGTGGCACATCTGTAGGAATTCGTCAAGATTGTCGGACGTGCGAAGAGAGCCGACAACCTGTGAAATGAGCTGACGCAAGCCATCGTCTTGCGTGAAGGCGTAACGCAACTGTGATTCATTGATGGTTGCGCCGTACCACTCTTCACGGTTCACCGTGTGGAACACTGATTTGACTTCGTTCTTGTACGTTCCGAAGATGTCGGCGGCCAAATATTCCTGATTGGGGTCATACACGTGGGCTTTCGCCAAACCTACAGCGACTTCCTCATACGTCTTGCCGTAACGGATAGGCGCTTTCTTGAATTCGGCAAGCTTGTTGTCGAATTGCAAAGTGTGAATGTACTGTCCTGCGATACGATTCACTAGAGCCTGATAGAATTCGTTTCGCAACGTCGGGAACTTCATCATGTTTTCGAGCGAATCCCGCACGTTGCCTTGCGTGGCGGGGGGGATACGCTGATTGAACATCGGTGATGCCTCGTTGCGAATCGCGTTGAGAATATCGGCGTTGTTGGGGTCGATTAAAGGGCGAACGTGTTCGCCGTTCTGTGTGGTCATTGTCCTGTCTTTCTGCTAGTCGTTTTCTTTGTTCTCGAAGAGGTCTTCAACCCTGACTTCTTCCGGCTCGGGTTCATCGTCCGAATCCGAATCGCCGTCGCCGTCGTTGTCGCCATCGGTGGTAACGCCGATTTTGTCATTGAGTCCGAAGTTTTTCATCATGGCTCGAAGATTCTCATTCTCTGTTTCAAGTTTTTCGATACGGCGAAGCATGTCGGCAATCTTGTCGGCGCTTTCGTCTTCCGGCGACCTCTCTTCTTCATTGCCTTTCGGCTTGATGTCATCGTTTGGTGTGTCGGGTTTCGTTTCCTCGGACGTGGTTTCTTCCACATCTTCCTTTTTTACTTCGTCTGCCATGTTCGCTCCCTAGGGTTTAAGGCGTGACGGCGACAATCACGCCGCCGTCACTTCATGAGTATGCAAGACGTGGGGCAACCGTAGGCCGTCCCACCCCACCACGAGGTAGAATCCGGCGCGTAAGTCAATACGGGTTTCCGCCATTTCCTACAATATCGCGCCCCTTGTCTTGGACTCACTGACATTATATCACAACCCTGTTACCAAAATCATCGATAATCTCTGAACCGTGATGGAATTTTTCCCAAGGTATGGGCGTGTTCCGGCTCATTCCCGAGGACACCAAATCGTAGCCGGTTCCGTCAGCACGTTCCCCCTGATACAGTCCGACACCCAAAATCCGTAGACGTTTCCAATGACGTTCTGTTTTCCACTTTCCCAATTCTGTCGGCGACTGCTCTATTCCTTTCGGTGGTTCCGCGCCCGTCAGTACGAATCCGTCCGTGTTGGCGTACACGACGCGCTCGGAATTGAGCCGCATGGCGGTAAGCAATCTACGCCGCGCTATGGCGTTGACGTAAATCGACACGGGTAGGTAGTGTGATGATTGGTTGTTTGGCGAATCGCCTATAGACCATTCCACATTTCCACACTGTATTGCGTTGTCACAGATTGTTTCACGTGAAACATTCGGTATGAGGCACTTGCCGCGTGCAAACGTGCCGAATTTTCCGACAAGCGAATTGAGCATAAGTTTCGACATTTGGCGTTTCGCGCCGGTTGACCTTTGTTTCACAGCGCCCCATATATCGACATAATCCGCGAAAAACCCCTTTGATTTTCTGAACTTCCAACCGCCGACATGCCTATACACCGACACGTCATAATTATCATACAATAATTGTTGGTCTACATTACATAGAGACATGGTTACATATCCGCGCGTTGACACGATTCTATCGCTGTCGGGGTTTGTGCTTGTACGTGGTATTGTCAGCCACGGATAGCCGTTCTTTTTCAAATCCGCGCGAAATGTCAAGGTGTCGATATGTAACGGCATATCTTCATCATACGAATATTTTCCGTCATATTTCTCGTAGTCGCCATACGGAAGAAATTCATCACGCAAGATTGACGGGTACATACTGTTGCAATCGTAGTCAAACGTTTCGCCATAGTTGCCGTTCTTTGCCTGAACGTATCCGCCGATGTATCCGGTTCGCATTTTCAACTCTTCCGTAATTTCTATGTCAGGGAACACCTCACTGTAATGCACCATTCCCATATTTCGACGGAAATGCCGCATGGCCTCGCTTCCGATGGTCATTCCGCCTATATCCATGTTCCCACATTCCCGCAATATGTTCATTATGGCTTCTGTTTTTGTTTCGCCGTATCCTTCTGTTTCCAAATCAGACAACGTTGAGCGTAAGAGGTTTTCGAGTCGAAACACTCGAAGCTTCAAACCTCTTGCGTTTTTGAACGACACATGATATAATACCCTGTTTGTCCCTCTTAGGCAACTGACACACATCTTGCGACGGCCTGTCAAGTCAAACCCTATGCCGTTGCCCACGAGATATGCAAGCCATTCAATCGCAATGTCGTCGTTTGTCTCATACAGCATTACATTTTCTTTCAACGACATGGCGTATTTCGTCATTCCTTGCATGTCGCCTTGTAGCTCTGTCCCGTCAATGAGATGGATTATAGAGCCGTCCCAATATCCCAACATATTTTCAGCGGCCTTTCATTTCAGCTTCAATTATATCATATCACATGTACTTTTTGACTGACTTGAAGAATTCGGCAAAGTCGTTAGGTTCCTTCTTCTTTCTTATGGATTCCTCTTTCGCGGGCTTGTAGCCCTTAGCCATATCCATAAAATCGTTAAGTTTGCTTGTGACCTCAGCACGTTCGCCGTAATCACCATCAAAAACATATACTCCCATGCCTTGACGATTACGACCTTTAGGGCTTCCGGTCACGGTTGTGGCAACCTGTCTGAATGATGTGGCTTCTTCCAAAAAATCTTTCTCCCATTGAGAAAGATGTTTATAACGGTTCATCGTTCCTACAGATATGGCGCCCAACCGATTTATCAAATCCAAATTATCGTAACGTTTGCGTTGCTTGCTTCCTTCCTTGCCGCGTTTAGCCCATTGCACGTTATCATAGCTTTTCGCCTTTCTTCTATTGCGTCCCTTGTACGGCTTGTTCAAACGTTCCGCCGCGTCCAACACCTCGGATTCAAGCATATCACGTTTCATATCCGCCACGAATTCAACATCATTCAGTACGTTGGTCATTTCCATCAAATCACGATACCTTGGATTGCCCTGTAATATTTTTTCTGACAACCCACTTTCGTCTATATCCAATCCATAACGTTCCCTGTCACGCTGTTGCTCTATAGTACGCTTCGCTTGTAGCCTTTCGTTTTCCTGAGCTTTTCTAATCTTCGCTTTTGCTTGCGCCCGCCGACGCTGTTGCTGACGCAACGTATGCCGCCGTCCACTTGGGGCGGCTTCTATTTCCGCATCGGTTATCGCCGGACGTGCGGCAAACATTCTGTCTTTTTTGGTGACGGTTATCTTGGGGACATTGTAATACTGTTGCTGGGCACGGCGCATCACTTCACGCTTCACTCGCTCTTGTTCCTTGCCTAGATTGTTGGCAACGGCGATAAGCTGTCTGTCCGTAAGTTTCCCAATTGTGTTTTCGTCATATGACCTAAATGTCGTGACGCTTCTAGCCGCTTGGTTTGCTCTTGCCTGTTTGCTTCTTGCGGCGATTACGTATTTGCGTTGACGGTTCGCGTACCGTCTTGCTTGCTTACTTGCTTTTCGTGCCATCTAATACCCTCAACGTAACGACAAGCCCCGAACCTGTTGGGCGGTTCGGGGCTTGCGGTGGTTATTGCGATAGCATTGCCTGTATGCCCGCAATAATCAGTATACTACTTCTTCGCCGGTTTGTCAACAATCGCAAGCGTGAGGAACTTATACATGCTGTTGGTTCGACTGTGCTTTTGCATTACCTTGACAGTAAGGGGTTCGCTCCACGTCTGAGGCTCACCAAAGAGGGTGAAAATTTGATGAAGCGAATTGACGATACCGGTAGAGGTCGCGGCGTATGCCTTGCCTTCGGGCGTGACAAGAATCGTTCGGACGGCGGGCGTGACTTCGCCTGTCTGATTGTCCGTCACCTGAACGTTTTGCATGATAACATCTTTGATGGTGATTTCCTCGTTCAGATGTTCGTCAAGCCGTTCGGGGTCTTGCGAGGCGTTGAAAGCCTTAATGCTTCCCTCACGAGTTGACGTGTCGATACTCGTTACAAGCATACCGCCGTCACCCATGTTAGTGAGGGTTACGGGTGCCTCTACTGTCGCGATTTCGTTAGCCATAATAACCACCTTTCATTTTAGTTTTTGGCTGACATTTTTAACAATATCACTTCTTATTGGGATTGTCTACTTCACCGACGTTCTTGCCGGACTTGTTTCGAGCGCCCGAGAACGGCACTTCAATATCCTCCCCCGTGGGCTTCGCATACTTGAAGAACTCTTCTTCCGGCATGGCGTAGGTAACACGATGATTGGTGATTTGCGCGGGGATATAATCGTCGCCCTTCTCGCGCTTGAGTTTGTCCTTCACGCCCTTGTTGGTCGAGAACATGCCATCAATATCACACTCGAAGTCCTCGAAAGTACCTTCAAGCTCATTAACGCGCTTACCAACCACGTGTGCATAACCACGGGTTCGCACAACCTGAGAGGACACACGGTTGCTCTTCTTCTTGTTCACGGTATTCTTTTCGGCTTCCGCCATTTTAACCACCTATCCCTGTTTCAATGTCGTTCGCATCTCGAACAACTGATTATCAGTATAACACGTCGTGTCAAGCCTGTCAAATGATGCAAAGCATTTCCCGATGATTTTCATTATTACCGGTTGGTCTTCCCAAAGGTTCTCACAATCGTAGGACGTGCAACCCTTGCACCTACATATAGCCGCCCAAGCGACCAAATAGGGCAAATAGACAACGCCTGTAATCATCTGTACGTTCATACCGCAATTCAGAGCGTCCCTATAGGTACTTGATGGCGTCAACGATATACACACCATAGCGGCGTATATGATGCCGTCACGAAACGCTATCTGAGTCCCTCCCTTATGGTAGAATTCGCCAAGCATGGTCACAACCCTACAAAGCGTCTCCCAATCACCATGCACACCGTCATACCTCCTTAGGTTTAGATTCCGCATCTCGCCTTTCATGACCTGTTTCACCCGAGAATCCTGAAACGGATTGTCGTCCCATTGCTTACGCTCGGGAACCGGTTTCCCGTCGAATCCCGCCGTTTTGACAGCAATAGGCTTGTTCCTGTATTTCATCAAAACCCCATTTCCGAATCGTCCTTCGATTCACGCCAACCTTGCGAATAACCTTCCGCCCAATCACGCTCATACATCTTTGGACATTCAAAAGGTCTCGACGAGTCGAATTGTTCTTCATTCTTGTAGTCGAGCCACCCGCGAGAATAACCTTCTTTACACCAATGTTCGGCACATTCAGGATTATACTCACTGAAGCGTTTCTTACACAAGGCGCGTAATACACTGACCATAATAACCACCTTTCAACTTTATCACAACATCAAGCCTATCAGCCCGACACCACCACCATACCACAACAACACACCCAAACACAAACCACAACAACCAAACCACAACAACCACACACAAAACAAACACACCCAAACGGCCTGACAAACAAACCAACACACGCTAACAAAACAAACAAACCATTACGACACAGCTACAAACAATCATGGAAAAAAACCTACGCCGCACCACCACACACAGATCGGAAGAGCACACGTCTGAACTCCAGTCACACTTGAATC